GGTGATTACATTCAATGGCATGTTCCGTCAATATATGAAGGAACTAATTACTCTATTGATTTAACTGCTAATGTAATGTACTACGATAATGCAACAGGTACACCCACTTTGGTAGGATCTTTACCTGTAAGATCAGCTAACACCTCTTATGATTTTGGACAGCATGGGATGATAGCAAATATTATATCAAATGATACTATAAGATTAAGTGGAACGTTTGCAAATGTATTTACAGACTCATATTTTGAATTTGTATTAGAAAACGGAAGTACTGTACAAATGGCTCCTAATGTAAATAGTACTTTTAAAGCTCTCATTGAATACGAAATGCCTAACGTTACCTCGGTAGACTTGGCGTTTCCTTTTAATTTTTCTGTTAATACAGAATTTGCATCTGCTGTAGTTGTAAGTGATACAAAAGATGTCGGTCAATGGGTAGTTTGGAAGTTAGATCCAATTGCTGTTTTAATACAACAATTGATTGATAGTAGACCTAATGCTTAAGGATAAAAGATGCCAGCAGTCACAAGAGCCGGAGATAGAGTACTTTCTCCAGACGGTCAAGGTAAAAAATGTCGTTTTCCTATGAGAACAACTGTAGGGCAAGTAAATTCTTTTAATGTTTATGTAAATAACATTTTAGTACCTATAACTGGTAACTTAGTTGCACCACACCCAAAGAGCGGGTGCATCCCTGATACTTCAACTCTTACTGGCTCCTCCGAAGTATTTGTAGGTGGGCTAGGAATAGGTAGACTTGGAGATAAATATGGAGACAATATAGTTTCCAAAGGTTCATCCAACGTTTTCGCTGGCGGATAAATATAAACATGGCTACACGAAATACTAGACAATATTCAGATTTTAATCTTCTTTTCTCCTCGCACCCCGTAACTGGTGATGTTGCAAGAAAGAATGATGAGGAAGCTGTAAAGCAATCTCTTAGAAACTTAATTTCTACGAGACATTATGAGCGTCCCTTTCACCCTGAAATTGGTTGCCAGATACATGGTCTTTTGTTTGAAAATTTTAACCCTGTGACTGTACAGGTTATGAAGAAGACTATAATTGATACAATTGATAAGTTTGAGCCAAGAGTAACGGTATTGGAAGTTAAAATAAGTGAAAAAGCAGATGATAATGAAGTTGTTTGTGACATAATTTTTAGACTTAATAACTCTGATAGACCCATTACTTTAACAACACTACTAACAAGAGTAAGATAATGTCTAACTTAAGAATTTCAGAACTTGATTTTGATCAGATCAAGACTAACCTAAAAACATTTTTAAAGGCTCAGTCTGAGTTTACAGACTATGATTTCGAAGGTTCAGGCCTTTCTACCCTATTAGACGTTCTTGCATACAATACCCACTATAATGCTTATCTAGCAAATATGGTAGTTAATGAAATGTTTTTAGATTCGGCAGTTAAAAGATCGTCTGCTGTATCTATTGCCAAGCACCTAGGTTACACGCCTGTATCGACAAGAGGTTCAGTTGCAAATTTAGATATTGTTGTAACCAGCCCAACTAATCTTCCAGCATCCCTTACCATGGATCGCTATACCCCCTTCACATCTACAGTTGATGGGGTCCCATATACATTCTTAACTACCGAAGCAAAAACTGCTTTAAGAGTAGGTACATCATATACCTTCTCTGACGTTGACGTAACTGAAGGTACGTTGTTAAGCTATAGCTACGTTGTATCAGATACTACACCTAACAGTAAGTATGAAATACCAAATGCGGCTGTTGATACAACAACAATTTTGGTAAGCGTTCAGACATCATCTTCTGATACAACCACCACTACTTACTCATTAACAACTGATATTACAGGTCTAGATGGTACATCTAAAGTATATTTTTTAGAACAAAACCCTCAGGGTAATTATCAAATATACTTTGGTGATGGAATCATAGGTGAGAATCTATCAGCTGGTAATATTATTACAGTTCAGTATATGGTAGTTACGGGTTCAGCAGTTAACGTATCAAGCACCGTGTCTCAATCGTTTACTGCCGGAACTACTATTGGTGGTTCAAGTAATATTGCTATCACCGTCAACAGTAATTCAACTGGAGGTGCAGATGCTGAAAGTATTACATCGATTAAATTTAATGCTCCAAGGGTTAACGCATCTAAAAATAGAGCGGTTACAGCTACTGACTACGAGTCTTTAATCTTATCTAGTTATGCAGGAGCAGAATCAGTATCGGTATGGGGTGGTGAGGATAATGATCCTCCATTTTATGGTAGAGTAATAATTTCTCTTAAACCGTTTTCTGGATTTACTATTTCGGATGCAACAAAAGAATCTATTGCTACTAATATCTTAAAATCTAAACAAGCACTCACAACTACACCTGTATTCGTAGATCCAGTTTTCTTCCACGTAGGTATAAATGCGGATGTAATTTATAACTCTTCAGTTACTACCCTATCTTCCGAACAAATTAAAGCTCAAGTTAATGATGCTATTACAACTTATTTTTCTACAAGTCTACAAAAATTTAATAAAAATTATATTCATTCAACGTTAATTAATGCCATTTTAGCTAAAAACAATTCTATTACAAGCGCATTGTTAACTGTAAAGCTACAGAGAAGAATATTACCAACTCTAAACACAGTTAACGTCTTTAGTGGGGATACTTCAATTAAGTTTAGAAATGCTATTAAACCTGGTACGTTAACCTCAAGCTACTTCTTTATAACTATAAACGGTGTTACAACATTAGTAAAGATAACCGATCTACCGGACACAACACCTTCTAGTGATACAGGTGCTGGTACGTTGCGAATTGTTAATGCTACAACGGATGTTATCTTATTGTCAAGCATTGGTACTGTAAGCTACGGAACGGGTATTGTAAGCATAGCGAGCATTACCCCTACTGGTCTTCCTGCAGGTACAACGGATATTAGAATTACTGGTAGCATTCAAGAGGCGAGTTATAATCTATCAGTATCCCGAAATGAAATATTGATTCAAGACGATACTACAACAACCAGAACCGGTGGATTGATAGCCGGTACAATTGTAAATGTTACAGCATTAGTTTAATATGGCAACAACACGAATTAAAGAAAAAGTATCGCAACTAGTTAACAGCCAGTTACCTGAATTTATCAGGTCTGACTATACTACGTTTGTTGCTTTTCTAGAATACTACTATCAATTTTTAGAGCAAGATCAAAACGCTTTAGAGTTGGTACAAAATGCAAGACAGTACAGCGATATTGATCAGACTGCAGATTCATTTGTAAATTATTTTTTAAATAATTATGCAAAAGACCTGCCTCAAAGCTTATTAGTTGATAAAGGGCTTTTAATAAAGAGAATTAAAGGTTTGTATGCTGCCAAAGGCAGTTCATTATCTATTGAGACATTATTTAGAATCTTATATGATACTGCCGCTTTAACTAGGTATCCCTACGATTCCGTACTAAGACCTTCTAATGGCAAATGGAATCAGCGAAATTCACTTCGCGTGCTTAAAACATCTGGTAGTGCAGCTGATATTAAAGATCGCTTTATTACTTTTACAAAAGATCGCGTTAAGTATACAGCTGAAGTAATAAGAGTAAAAACTCTTGATACAAATTTGTTTGAGATCTTTTTTCATGCGCCGTATCCTGTACCGTTCGGTGTAAACGATACCATATCAATAAGTAACACCACCGGTGTTATATTCACAGGTACATTACAACCTACATTAACAACATCAAGTATTGTTTCTGGGGGTAGTAACTTTAAAGCCGGTCAAGTCTTTACACTTTCTATTGCTGGTGGCTTAAATACACTTGTTAGAATTACTAAGGTCAGTAGCAACGGTACAATTGAGAGACTAAAAATATTAAGTTATGGGTTTGGGTTTAATGAAAGTATTTCTATTAATCTTTCAAATACTGGTGGTGTTACAACTCGAACTAAGTACCTATCTACAACAAGTGGTGGTTTCTCTGAAGTTATAACCGTACTAAGACCTCATACAATACTGAGTACTAATAGATATTTTGACTCTGATTATATTAGCCCGTATGACTACACAGGTGATGATCTTGTAAGTCAGAATATAACTTCCCAGTTATTAACCTCGGTTACTACAACAGGTACTGAAAATCCTAATGATGCTGTTTTGTCATTTGGTACCGGAGCAATTGCTAGATACCCCGGGGAGTATACCTCAACACAAGGCTTCTTATCCGAATCCGATAATAGAATTCAAGATAAAGAACTTTATCAGCCGTTTGCATACCAAGTTGTATCTGAATTAGATATCAGTGTATTCTATGATATAGTTAAAAAACTTATACACCAGGCGGGTACTAATTTATTTGTTGATCGGGTACTTTCTGCAACTGCAGATATATCAGGTATTATTAGTGTTCAAAGTAGAAAGAACGTTAACTCTGAACTCAACAGTGTATTTACAACACTTGATACTGTGTCAAAAGTCAGTATTAAGACACTCGATGAGGACACGGTAAATGTATCGGAGGCGGTAGCTAAGACGTTCTCTACTGCTATAAATAATACAGACAGCACAGTATCATTTACAGAATCAGTTTCAGGTGTACGTCTAATAATAGATTATTCAGACCCAACATACTTCTCAGAGACATATGTATCCAGCGGTACCGAAAATGTAATTTAAGGAAAATTAATGTTTACAGAATCAATAAACGTAAAAGGTAATTTAGAAGTTATTCTTTTAGATGAAAAAGGTCTTCAAAAAGACTATAGAAAAATTAATAACTTAGTTGTAGCGGTTGGTAAAGATACAATTGCATCTAGAATGGTAGGTAACACTACTGCAATTATGAGTCATATGGCTGTAGGCTCTTCTAATACATCTCCTGCAACTTCTCAAACCGCTCTTGGTACTGAATTGGGCCGAGTCGTACTTGACTCTACGACCCGAGCTGCAAACACTATTACGTACGTTGCAACATTTCCAGCCGGTACTGGTACAGGATCTTTAACAGAAGCCGGCATTTTAAACGCTTCATCCAGCGGTAACATGCTTTGCCGTACCGCTTTTGGGGTAGTAACTAAAACTGCTAGTGATACTGTTATTATTACCTGGAACGTTACTGTAGCTTAATATGGCTTTTCTTCTAAAAGACACTATCCACCATTCATTGGTGGAAACGGTGTATAACGAAATTTTATCTCGCCGATCTAATTACTATTACTTTATAGGTAATGTATTAGATTGGGCTGACCCTCAAAATCCAGCTTCACCAGAAGCTACAAGTGATTATGAACGTTATACCCGTAATGGTATCTTAAGTGTAAAGAAGATAAATTTTAGAGATATTTCATATGTAATTCCTAGAGTAAACTGGGCGACAGGTACTGTATATGATCAGTACGATGGTAATTATAATACAAATTTTACCTCAACAAGCGGAGCTACGAGCCTTAAGACTGCAAACTTTTATGTATTAACCACCTCTTTTGGTGTTTATAAATGTATCTTTAATAACAATGGTACAGCTTCTACTGAAGAACCTTTTGGACAAGACATAACGACCATTACAACATCTGATGGTTATATTTGGAAGTATCTTTATACAATTCCTCTTTCATCTCAAAATCGCTTCTTAACTGTAGACTTTATGCCAGTTCAAAGAGCGGTAACAAATGCCTATTACTCTAAAGGTGAGGTTAGTAGTATTACTATTGATACCGCAGGGTCTGGTTATATTGGTAATTCAGCCGTTACACTTTCTGTACAAGGCCAGTTTTTAGGTCTGACAGGTAATTCAATTGCCAACTTAACACCTGTATTTAATACCTCTGGTGAATTTATTGATGTTATTATTAATAATGCCGGCGCAAACTATAAAACTGCAACTATTAACATTGCAGATGCTTCTGGTAAGGGTACCAGTCTTCTTAAAAATATAAGCAACGTAAGAATCTATAACCCTGGTACAGGGTATACTGCGGCGGCTGTTGCTAATACAACTGCAACTATAGTAACTACTGGCAACATTCAACCTACTGCTAATGCATTTGCAAACTTAATATTCAGTAGTAACTCTCTTGTTGATATTGTTATAACAAACAAAGGTACAGGTTACAATACCAACGTTATTGAAAACACAACAATAACAATATCTACTACTGGCAATACACAACCGACATCTAATGCTTCTGCTAATCTATATTACGCTACCTCTGCTGTTTTAACTCCTGTATTACGTAACGGTGCTATTCATTCAGTTCTTATTGAAGATGAAGGTACAGGTTATGACTCTAACATTCAGACAACTATTTCTACTATTGGTGATGGTACAGGATTTGTGGCAACACCGTTTATTAACGCTGCCGGTCAAATAGAAGATATAATTATTGAAGAAAGAGGTATTGGGTATACTAGCTTGGATATTTCTTTTGCAAGCGCAACTGGTACAGGGGCTACAGCACACGCCAATCTTTCTATTGATGATTTAGATACTTTACAAAC